CACCTGACCAAACAATAATCTAAATGACAGACTCAGCATTAAATAACCAGACAAACAATGAAGAGGAATCTTTTGATTTTTCTGATTTGACAAACTTTAATAAAGTTAAATATGAACCTGCAAATGTAGGTAATAATGGTACGCAAAAAAATAGTTATTTTGATTGGAATACACAAATAGATATAAAAGATACTTACAACACTTTGTATAAAGATACAGAAGATGATGATGATGATTTTGAGTTCTATAACGAAGTTATGTTTGATCCTTCGCAAGAAGTATTTTCAGCATTTACACAAGCCGATAACGAAAGCAAAAACCTTCATGTATCTGATGGTATGTTGAAGTATCTTGGATTAAATAATTTCTTTGATAAAACAAAAAATACTAATACACCTTTAAGAAGACCTAGCGACAGAATAGCTATTGAAAAAGTATTTAAAGATGCAACAGGTTTTTATTTTCAAGATTTTCTTAATAACGAAATACCAAAGTCTTCAATAGAAACAGAGCAATTTCAAACTGGATTAGATAAAGTATTTCAGTTTTACGAGGATCAAGGGTTTGAAGTAGAGATACCAGAAAGAACAAACCTTACACAGTTTGAACAAACCATGAAAGGGCTAGGTATTGAAATAGGTGGTGGTCTTACGCTTGATGTTTTAACAGCACCTTTACTAAGTGCAGGTCCATACGGAATACTTACTTATGGAGTTATAAATACTGCTGGCGGTGGTATTTTTAACTATGAAGCACAGAAAAAAAGATTTGGACAAACAGGTTTTTTAGGTGTTAAAGATCAAATAAATTATGGAGAACTTATAACTTCTAGTATTATTCAAACCATACCTTTTGCAACAGAAACTAAAGGATTAAAAGGTGTAACTAAATCAGGACTTTTTGGTGGAACTTTAGGTGGTGCTGAAGTAACAGTAAGAACTTTAATAGATGAAAAAAGGTTTCCTACTTTTGAAGAATTTATAACTTCTGTAGGTCTTGGTAGTGGCTTTGCTGCAAGTTTTAAAGGTGGTTTAGATTTTCTTCAAGGTTTAGGTAAAAAATTTGCAGGTAAAAATCCAGATGAAGTAAACAAACTACTTACTAAAACTGATAAAAAAAAGATTGATAAGGTTGTTGAAGATAGTTTTGTACTACAAGAACAAATACAACAACAACCACAAGCTAATGTAAGAGGTGATGGTGGTTTTAATATTGGTGAAACTAATTTAGGTGAATTTAAATTACCTAAAGGTTTTTTAAAAATGAGTCCTAGATATGGTTCTGCTACTTTAGAATTTGGTTCTGATATAGATAAAGTTGCATATATATTAAGAGGTAATAGAGTAAAACCTCTAACAGATAAACAAAAAATATCACACGAAAGATTGACCAGATTATTAGAAGATCAAGGTATTGATGTTAATACAGTAAGAAATCATGGATCTAAAATACATCAAAAGATAAAAGATATAGTAAAACAGAAAACAGGTTCAGCAAAGGCAACACCTGACAATACAGGCGGTATGATGATTAAAGTACCAACTGATAATGTATTTATAAAGAAAGTAAAACAAAAAACAGGTGGAGAAGATCTAGGACCAAAAAATCTTAATCCTAATCAAACTAGCTTATTGAAAGCTGTAGATGAAGCAAGTGCTACTAATATTAGAAATGCAGTAAAAGCTCTTAAATCAAAAGGTTGGACAAGTGCAGAGACAGTTACAGATAAAGAGAACATTTTAAAAGCTGTAAAACTATTTGACCCAGATCAACCAGACTTTACAAAAAAAGTATTGGAATTAGAAAAATCTGATTTGATTGTAAAGATGGCAGATGAAATAGAATCTTATGGTCTTATAAACAAACAACCAGAAGTTAATACTGCTTTAGCTTTAAATGCTGTTTTTGCAGCAGAACGATTAAATAATAAAAACAATGCTTTTTTAAATGCTTTAAATAGTAAAAATCCAGAACAAATTGAAACAGCCATAACAGAACTTACTGGTTCTATAGATGCAATGAAACTATGGTTAATGAGATATTTAAAACCAAGTAGCAGAGCAGGTCAGATCTTACAAAAATTAAATATAAAACCTTTAAAAGGTATGGAAGGTAAGACAGCAGCAGAATATGTAGAAGCTGCAAACTTAAAATTAAATAAAACTGCCGAAGAAAAATTAGTAAATACTTTAGAAGAAGTTGCTTTTAGTAGTGAGAATCTAAAAAAAGATTTGATAAGACAACTTGAAACTTCAAAACAAACAGGTGATTATAGTGAGCTTTATAGAATAGGAAAGATAATACAAGCAGCAGACGGAGAAACAGAAACTTTATTTGGTCTTACAAAAGTAGATGCTTTTCGAGTACAAGACGATAATGCACTTACCAAAGGATTTAAAGTAGCTAACGAGATTGGTATAAATGGAATGTTATATAGGTTTGGTACTAATACAGCAAACTTTGTATCTGCAACTTTAAACACTTATCACAGACAACTAAAACTATTTTTAGGTGCAGAAAATCCAGAGATGTTAGAAGCTGCTATGAGACATTTTGTTTCTTTGCATAGCAACTATCACTTTATGAGAAAGGCATATAAAAAATCTATGAAGATGGAAGATAACTTTATTAACTTAGGAAATAGAAAATATCAGAATAGATTTGCTATTAAGTCTGATGGTAGTGGTGCAAGTGCTAAAGCTATTAATGCTGCTGGTACTGCAATAAGATTTTCTGGTCGTAATATGACAGCTACAGACGCAGCAGTACAAGCACCAAACTTAATTGCAGATGTAACTTATATGGCATTTATAGAAGCAAAAAGACAAGGATTACCAAGAAATGAAATAGATAAATTTATTAAAAAACATACTAATGCAGTTCTTGAATGGTATGCACAAAATGGTGATAATGAATTAGAACCACTTACAAAGAGATTTTTATTACACGCTAAAAAACAAGCTAAGTTTGCAACTTTTACTCAAGACATTGATACTACAGGTAAGTTTGGTCAGGCCATGAAATATGCAGATAACAAGGCAAATAAATATCCATTAGTAAGATTATTTATATCTTTTACAAGAACACCAGCAAATATTAAATCTGGTAATTTTAGAAATAATCCTATGTTTACACCCTTTGTAAATCCTTTAAATAAACAACAACAAATAAATATTCCAGATCAAGTTCCTTTAGTTGGTGGTAAAAACTTAAATTTATTAAGTGAATTAACAGTACCAGAATTAAGAAAACAACTTAATAGTCCTGACCCAAAAATACGAGCTATAGCAAATGCAGACATAAATCAAGCTGTTGCTTTTATTACAAGCATTGCTGGTTTTGTTACTTCTGCAAACATATTGGCAAATGACCCAGAGTACATACCTCCCACAATTCTTACAGGAGGTGGACCTGATTTTGGAACTAAAGAAGGTGCTGCTATGTGGAAAGAAAAGTATCTAAATGGTTGGCGACCATATAGTATTGGTTACTTACAGAAAGATGAAAATGGTGAACCTTTAATAGGTGAAGATGGCAAACCTGTTTATATTTACAGATCTTATGAGGGCTGGTTAGAACCTTTATCTGGAACTTTGAAAATGACAGTTGATACTATAAATTCATTAGGAATACTTGGTGGTAAACCTTATGACGAAGCAACTACAAATTTATTAATTGCTGTTGTGCAAAACCTTTACAATGATTCATGGACTTCTCAAGCAGAAGAATTAATTAATGTTATGAGAAGTAGTGCAGATTTAGTAGATAGTGAAGGTGATCCTGTTAAAGATTATAGAAGTAAAAAGTTTGCTAATTTTGTTGGTAGATTTCTTGTTTCAAGAGGACCATTCTCAGGTGTTGTTGCTGAATTAAGAAGGTATCCAGCAGACTTATTAAAAGTAATGGGCTTTAGTAATGAAGAAATAAAAGTATTTCAAAGAAGGCCAGACACAAAAGTAAGGGCTGGCGATATAAACAAATCAGATGACCCTACAGATCCAAACTATAACAAGTCTTCAATGTTTGCTTTGGCATGGAGATCAACCTTAAATGAAATTAAACGTAGATATGGCATAGGACCAGACTTACCTTTTGATGTAGAACACATAACAAATGAACCAATCCTTTACCCAAATAGAATAGGTGGTAATATTTTTGGAATTAGCGTTACTAAAAAAAGTAAAAATTATCCTATATATACTGCTTTAGAAGAGATAGGAAGAAGACTAGCAGAGCCTAGTGAGTTTGTTACAGGTGAATATAACAAGCAAAATTTTGTACCAATTAGATTAGATACCTATGAATACAACGCTATGAAAAAAGATATTAATACTATGAAACTTAATGCTGGATATGGTAAAAAGACTATACTTGAAAGTATGGAAGCATATTTAAAAACTGATAGATATTTAGATGCTAAACGTATTGTTGATGAATTTGGTTTAAAAAGTGAGCAAGGTGCAATAGCAGCTAATAATATTTTTTATGAATTAAGTGCAATTAATAAAAGATATATACAACGAGGAGAATATAATCATATTAATAAGAAATTTTCAAAACAAGAACAAAGAGGTATATTGAATTATAAAAGAGGAATACAAAAGGATTATAATAATCTTATAAGAAGACCCTCTTTAAACGAGTAACATGGCTACTAACACAACAGCTACTACACAAAATCATAATGGTACAGGTAGCCAAAATAACTTTGCTATATCTTTTTCTTTTTTAGCTAATACAGAAGTTGATGTAAAAGTAGGCGGTGTTCTTAAAACACTAGGTACTCACTATAATATTGTTGGTTCTCAAGTACAGTTTACTTCT